CCTGGAGCTGCATCAATGTCTTCGGCCATAATTTCTTGCCGAAAAGCAAGGTCGGTCATGTCATGTGAGATGTCCGCCAGGGCTTTGCGTGACAACGATGGATTACTGTATGAGGTGAAGTGGAAGGCTTGCCACCGGCCGGTTGTATCTGCCGTGGCTTTCAAAAACATTTTCGCGCAATAACGAGGATCATTTGCCTTTGTGACGCTGCGGGAATGTAACGAGGGTGGCGTATAGATGAACACTGCGTCTCCGTTATTGTCTAACAACATTGGCGCACCAACAATTTCCCATGCATCCTCGTTCATCAGCTGAAACTCATCCAAGATCAATAGATCAGCGTAATCACCTCGAAGCGTATCGGCGTTCCAGGCCGTCTTTGCTCTGATACGCTGCTCTTTGTGTACGACTTCAATAACATGTTCCGTCTCGTTCTTTTTCAATACTCCACGTTTGACCGCATGTGCAAAGGCTCGCGTGATCTCTGTCCAAAATCGTTGTATCTGGTCTGAGGTCGGTGTGGCATAGAGAACTCGCTTGCCCACCAGAAAAGCCTCGCATGCATGTATCGCCGCTCCTACTGTTTTCCCGCCTCGGCGCCCTCCGCGAATGATTTTACGTTTTGCCTTAGATCGCAGAAACGGCAATTGATTTTCATGCGGTCGCGGAAGATCAACCCATTCCTCATTAAACGGCTTCGTCTTGCTTTGGCGTATCAACGTAGCGGACCTTGAGAGTTATTTCGCCTGATGTTGTAATGTCCTGCGTGTCTCTCCAGCCTGCAACATTCTTGAGTGCGAAGATCGCCATCGACGCATTCACTTTTTTCGATAATCCGAGGCGGAATAATTTCGCCTCTTGCATATCGTGAGCCAGTTTTAAGGCTACCATGAATTTCTCGTTTTTTGCAGCCAATTCGCAAAAGTGTTGCCAAGGCATGCTTTTAGAGATCGCAAAATCTTTGAGCCACAAATTTTGAGACTCGCCAAACCAATCAATCAACTCGGTGGCCAACGCCTCCAACACCTCATCGGTGTATTTAGGCGGCCTGCCTGCTCCCGGCTTATTTTTTCGTTTTTCTGCCATTGTAATTTTTACAAACTACACATATTACAGCACAGGGGCAACTTTGCAATCTTTACAAAGTTACAATTAACCATTGACATTTGCCCACGGATAGATTAACCTATAAGTCATTGTTGTCTAATAAGTTACTCCACCCATCCATCAACGGAGGCATTATGCGCAACACACCACAGCTCAATACAGACGGATGGAGTATTAAGGGTTGTTCAATCATTTACGCGCCCCGTGGTCAGGCCGGAGAATACGCCAAGTTGGCTACAAATCCATACCGGGGTTGCGGCCATAAATGCGCCTATTGTTATGTGCCGAAAGTGCTACGTATGGATCGCGCACAATTTGATTCAGGAGCAACGCCAAGAACCGACTTTTTGGCATCGCTTATCAAAGATGCTAAAAAATATCAATTTCTTAGAATCAATGAACAGGTCATGCTATCATTCACAACTGATCCATACAATCCATACGATCAAACGTTGACACGTGACGTATTGATTGCCCTACAAAGCCACGGCATGGCAATATGTACGTTGACAAAGGGCGGCAAAAGAGCATTGTCTGACATTGACCTCTTCCGTCCCCACAGAGATTCTTTTGCCTCAACCCTGACCACTCTCGACGACGATTTTTCGATGAAATGGGAACGCGGTGCAGCCCTTCCGGCCGATAGGATATCTACGCTTAAGGCATTCCATGATGCCGGGATTTTCACCTGGGTCAGCTTGGAACCTACATTGAGCGTCGAGAGCAGTTTGTCCATTGTTGAACACACCCACGAGTTCGTTGATCTTTACAAAATCGGACGAGCAAACTATCTGCCAATGACATCCTCGACTGATTGGGAATCATATACGCATCGCATGGTAGATCTAGTCAACAAGCTTGGAATCAGACATTATATTAAACACGATCTGCAAAAGTATTTGCCTGTTGGATATCATAATCCCAAGCATATTGACCAATTTCACGCAGTAAAAGCCAAGTAGTGTTTTCTGCCGAACGCGTAGTGGTTAATAGTTACTACTCCATTCTGTGCAAGATATTGTTTAAAAATGCCCCACGCTTTCTTGCCAAAAAGTGTCGGGCATTTTTGTATCATCCCATGTGGTATACCGACAAAGTTAAGAAGATCATACGGACACGTCCCAAGGAGTGATTGGATAAACGTGACAAAGATTTTCTTTCCCTTCGCTTTTGGCAATATGACTCTGAGTTGCTCAAACGGAATCCCGTACGCATCTACATCAATAATGTCATACGCTGACAAATCCATCGTTTCCAAAAACTTCATATTGTCACCCAAGAGATATATCCCCTCCAGATCGGCCCGAATGTCCATCCTGAGCACTTTGATATCTCTAGACGACAGTCTCTTGATCTCATTCCAAATTTTCCCGTTTGCGGAAAACACATCCAATACTCTCAAAGTATCTTTGTTTTCCGGCAGGTTATTTAACCTGAGACGTATCTTTGCACCTAAGTGCGACGACTCAGTTTGCACTTTGGACAATTTCAACCCCCTCTACTTTTCTTATGTTTTCCAACGCAGCTTGAATATCAATCATCTTTTCCGGTGGGAATGAAAAAAGAATGTGAACCATTTTGAATGATTTCAAATCCTCTTTTTCGGCTGATTTTTCCGGAAGTTTGTAAATCCCAATTTTCTCCTGCTCATCTTGGCTGAAAATGTCGGACAGATCGTCTGCACCTATGTCGTCGTTGAACATATCAACATCCCACTCCGACAATTCGCTTGCTCGGTTGTCCAAAACCGCCAGCCTGTTTTTTTGTTTTTGGGAAAGACCAGATCGACGGACAGCAATGATCGTCTTTCCATCGGCGTCAACGACCTGCACACGACTGATGCCAGCCAATGCTGCTGCATCAATAGTCCCGTTGCCTGCTAAAATGAGGCCATGCTCATCGATCACAATAGACCTGGCCGCGCCAATCTCAGACAATGATTTTTCGATCATTGCTATGTTCCGGGGATTATGTTTCCTCGGATTTTTTTCCGATTGTCTTAATCCCTCAATATCAACGATTTCACTCGATTTTTTATCTGATTTTGCCATGGGTCCAATATCCACATTTTCCGTTGTGTATGTCAAATTTACCGATTCACTGATTTTTTCGGAAATAATTACCGCGTGTCGATTGTTATAAAACGCCTGTGTCTATTGATGTTTATGATGCCTAACTGCTAATCAAAACTTGACTTTGTGAAACCATTTTAGCAGTTTGGTTGTATCAACGCTGCGGTAGCATTAATAATCACGCAACCATCCAACTGGAGGACGACATGAAAACCATCGCCATCTCAACACAACAACACAACGGCATTTTGCAAATCGAATTAGCTGTTGACACTGTCGATGCCGCTGAATTCGCCGCGTGGCTGCGCTACCGGGGACACGACGTAACAATCGGGAAATCCACTGGCAGCTATATCAACGGTGTCTGGACGTCAACAGACGATAACGCCGATAACACAATGCGCAAACTGTGGGATGAGTTTTGTAGCCGTCAGGATGCGTAAGTTAAAAACCACTCACCCACCCACTCACAGGAGACGATCATGAAACACAACACAGCATATCAGATACGTTCAGATTATGCCAGTATTTGCATTGACACAGACAATGAGCTGATCATCGAATTAGACAGCACGTGCAATCGTCCCATAATGAATTTCGCAACCCTACACGATGCTCAATCAGCATTTTTAGGATTGGCCGACAATTTCGAAAAATGGTCCGCGAGCAATTTTAAAATCATTGCAGTCAATCAACAATAAACCCTCACCCACTCTGGAGACAATCATGAAACACAACACACCCGTCGTAAACCCGCAGCTGGTCAGCCAAATCACATCGTTAACCGCCGCGTGGAGCACTGCTGATCGCCGTATTTGCGAAATGCTGCACGGTTGGGAGCAACGTTCCAGCCGTGCCGGTTTAGAGCGCGGATTTTATTGTTCACTCTCTCAGTTGTCCGGCGCAGACGTGCTGTTTACTGATGATTGTGACGCCGAGCAGGCCGGACGTGAGGTTTATTCGGCATATCTGTCCGGTGCTGTTCGTGTTGTCATTGATGAGGCACGAGCGTAACCCCCATCCCAAAAAGGAGCAAAAAAACCATGACACATATTGTAGTCAACTCTCAGACCGATTGGGATGCGCTCAACAATCGCATCGAGAAAGATGTCGAGGTCCGCGCAACCGTGCGCGTCAAACTTACCAGCATCTGCGAGGTCTATGGCCGCATTGTATTGGAGTGCGGCGCTGAATCGTCACGCTCGGCAAACCTGTATCTGGTGTTGCGGGGGAATTCGAGTGCAGAGTTGCGGGAGAATGCACATGCGGAGTTGTGGGAGAATGCACATGCGGAGTTGCGGGGGAATGCACATGCGGAGTTGTGGGAGAATGCACATGCGGAGTTGCGGGGGAATGCACATGCGGCGTTGCGGGGGAATGCACATGCGGAGTTGTGGGAGAATGCACATGCAGTGTTGCGGGAGAATGCACATGCGGAGTTGTGGGAGAATGCACATGCGGAGTTGCGGGAGAATGCACATGCGGAGTTGTGGGGGAATG